TTGCCCATGATTGCTCTGCCTGCTTTTGGGAATAGAGTGTTTATTGCAAATGATTTGCCAGTTCCAGGAGGTCCAATCAAGGTGATGATCTTGAGTTCAGGTCTGTAAGGACCAAGTAGATCAGCTGTCAGTGCATTGTATGCTGCTAAGAATCCAGGTCTTGCAAGGACTTGAGCATCGATGTCAGCTGTTGCTTTGAAACCTTTCTTGAGTGCCTCCACTTCATTAATTACAGCCTCTTCTAGTTCATCTCTTCCTCTGCGTTTTCCCTCTTTAGCAAGTTGACCAAACTCAAATCTGAGACCCTCTGCTGGATGAGTGTCATCCTTACGACAATAGTCTGCTGCTTGTTTGTCTGTTCCGCGTGTCTTCTCCCAATGTGCTCTGCTGTTGAGATTGCTCTTCAACCAAGTGAGCCTGTTCTTGCGTTTGAGAATGAGGAAGCCCTGATAATGTCTTGTGCCGTTCTCGCCTACTTCTTCTTGAACAATGAGGTACTCTAGTTCACTCTGTTGTTCACCATTCTCCCAGAACTTGTCTTCGTCTGTAGGATTGTTGATGGTGAAACACCACCGCTTAGCACTAGCCTCTCGTGCAGTCATTCGTTCATTCGTGGAAAGAAAGGGATAGGAATCAAAAGAAAGATTGCTTCTCGTTTAAATAAGCAATTGCTTAACATTTTTTCTCTCCATGCTTCTAAATTTAGCATTGAAGCTGTAACATTTCAACTGTCCTGACTCGCATTTAAGCCGCTTTGAATGATTTAAATTTTTAATTTTTATTTTAGTCAACATTTTTTGACAACAAATGCCCTATTATTCGAGGTATAGGCGTCGTTACTCACGGTATCGCCGTCGTTACGGCTATCGTCGTCTAGGCTATCGCCGTACTGGCTACCGTCGTGTTACTACATCTGGTAGTGTCTCTTCACGTTCTCGTGTCCGTGTTAGAGTCCAGGCTGAACAGCTGGTTACCCTTACCGTTCCTGCTGGTGGATTGAACAGTAATGTCGCTACGTCCGTCCCCTGGGCCGACTGGTCCAACCAGAATACCCCCGGCTCCCTCAACTGCGCCGCTGTCTCCTCGCCGCTCTATCAGGCATATACTAAGCTCTTTGATCAGGTCAAGTGTGATGGAGTTATTTCGAAGGTTGCAGTTACGACCCCTGTTGGCTCGTCTAATTCATCCGTGCCTGCCCTTCAGATTGTGACCGCTTATGATCGTAATGGTAACTTCCGTGAGGCTTCTCAGATTGCTTTGAATGCTCAGGGTGCTCTTGTTTCTTCACCAGTGACTTATGATGAAGTGCTTGAGGCTTCAGGTTCTGTTGTGCGTTCTGCTTTGAATAATAGTGTTGCCAAACTCGCTCGCTCTTGTTGGGCTAGTGACATCCAAGAGAGGACTACGTTCCATGATTGTTCTCTTGATGATCATATTGAAGACGGCAATAATGATTCTGCTTATGGTACTGCTTCAAACAATGTCAACTTCTTCTCGCCGCTGCTTTATGTTGGTTTCCATCTTCCAACTACTGCTCCCCAGCAAAACCTCGACATTAGTTTCATCCTGTCACAGACATACTACTTTACATTCCGTAATCCCAAGTATGGTGCTTCCTCTGGTACGTCCATGTCCGTCGCTGCTAAACGTACGCTTGACACTGAAGATGAACCCTCTCAAGCACTTGTGGATATGGCTTTCCGTGCTGCTGATGCTACTGGTTCACTTGTACGCACTCATGGACGCAGTGGACTGACTCCCCAAGCCAAGAAAACACGTCTACTCGATGAAGCTGATCGTTATGAGCGTGAATCTGAGGAATGGCATAATAGGTATGAAGCCCATGATGCTCAGGTTGCTGGACGTGTAGGTGCAAAAGACTGGACGCGTTATCCGAAGTCTGATCGTGATCTTCTTCAAAAGTTTTATAACGAATCTTCGAACAAGGCCCTTGCTGCTGAGAGACTCCGTGATGAAGCCCGTGATCTTGACAGAGAAGAAGCCCTCTCCCACACTGACACCCTCCCTCTTGATCAGTAAATTTAATAATTAGCCAAAAAGAAAGAGACATGCACATACCCGGAGCCGACCGCAGGTCCCATCGAAAACGTTACGTCCGGGACCCGTGTAATCTCACCAACTGAGTGTTGACTATAATTTTTCATTCCTCCCCTAGAAAACCACTAAACTAGCTTTAAGGCGGATAAATTGTAAGGCGGAGAAGTAAAAGAAAGTTGTAAGAGATGGCTCCAGCGAGTGACGTCATGGCTCCAAATCATAATATATCTTTTTTGGAGCCATACATAGCGCGGGTGAGTATTACCCGCGCTATGTCACTCACTGTCGCTGTCCTCGATCTCCTCGTCGGTAAGCACCTCGTGTGCTGCAATGCCACATGCTCCCATGAGCTGACCCATAAACCAGTTTCGTGTGCTGTCAAGCCACTGTCTAGTTATAGCCCCTGGCTGAGCTGGTTCCAAGTAGGTTCCGCATGTTCTGCAGATGGTGTTGTTTCCGTTCTTGAAACCAAGCCTGTCCCAGAGTGCAAGGAGTGAGTCTGTACGCTTGCCGTCTTGCTCTTCGTTCCTGTACCATCCATCAGGCCTTGTGTTGCTTGTGATGATGACTGTCTCGTACATTGCAGGCCTCATGCCGCCCTTGACTTCTAGTGCCATTGGATAAGGATCAAGGTACTTTAGCATCTTCTGCAGCTGGATTTGCCCTGCAAACTCTTCGAACACCATGACCTTGCTGCAAGGATTTGCGAACCAAGTGCCTCCGTTGCCCATGATTGCTCTGCCTGCTTTTGGGAATAGAGTGTTTATTGCAAATGATTTGCCAGTTCCAGGAGGTCCAATCAAGGTGATGATCTTGAGTTCAGGTCTGTAAGGACCAAGTAGAT